TCATGATAAACAGCAGTAGCTTTGGTCTTGCCAATCGAGGACATAAACGGAGTCTCGGTAGGCGAGATGTTGTAGATAACATCGGTCAAATCTTCGCGCTGACCAATAGCGGTATGTGCGTTATAAATAGCCATGATTCACCTCAAATAAATCGTTCAAATACACTTGCGGCATCTGCAACCCTTCCAGATTGCTTAGCTCGCGCCTTAAGTTTCTTCAGTTCTTCAGCATTACTATCTCTAGGTTGCGATACGCCAGCTTTAATCACTTTAGGAGCCTGAGCTACTTTCTTAGTAATCTCTGGCTTACTAGCAACTAACTTGTCGTACTGCATCGCCTTGTAAAGCGTTAGAACCGCACGAGAGTCATAGACACTCGCTAACTCCTGATCCGAGAATCCTAGACTCTTGCCGAAAGACCTAATATCTTTCCTTAGAGCCTCACCCTTAGTGGGATCAGCAAACTCAGGTACAGCAGCCACCAACTTCTGGCTTTCTTCAGCAACCATCCTCTGAAGATTCTGCTGTCTCTCCTGCTCCTGCTGTTGAGCTATGCGCTCACGTTCAGCACGAACAGCGTTTAACTGTTTATCCCTCTCGACCATCTCAGCTACCTTTACACTGTAGCCAATAGGGTCGGTTTCCTTCAGGTATGCCAGATTCTCAGTCTCATCTTGAGGGCGAAGCATCTGCTCCATCATCTCAAGACGTTGCGCGTATTGATCGCGCAGAGCCTTTGCCTCTTGAACCGCATGGCGCTCGGCCTCAACCGCCTTACGTTCTTCAGCTACAGCTTGCGATTTCTTGGTGTAATCAGTGCCAAGTTGATAAGACTTGATAAGCTCATCGAGGGTTACCTCCCGTTCTTCACCAGCGGCTTTGACACGGAATTTTTGAGGCTCCTCTTGCTCTTCAGCTTCCTCTTGTTCTACCTCAGATTCATCATAAGATTCCTCTGATTCGGCCTCGCTTTCATTGGCTTCTAGTTGGGGTTCAGGTTGTCCGTCGGAGCCGTCCTCACCACCCATTAAGCCCAGAAAAGCGTTAGCTGCACCTTCTACCGTCAACTCACCACTACCTTCCGGTGTCGTGTTCTGAGTATCGCTCATTTAGTTTCCTTAATTATATCGGGAAGCGCCCGAAACGCACTACAAAATCTTTAACTTTTTCGCCTCGATTAGCTTCTCAGCCGCCATCGATTGCAAATAAGCCTCGACCAAATCTAAAGAACATAAGCGGTTATAAGCACTTTCTCTTATACTTTGCTCGTCTGGTGCTGATGTTGCAAACTTGTTATGTTCTATTCCCCTGAGAGTCTCCATCATCTCGATAAAGTAATCGTCCCTTAGTAGGTTTATAGCCCATTGATCTTTGTTCACTGAATCATCCCACCTTGTTTAGTCAAAGCGCCTAGTTCCTTCAGCGCCTTTAGAGTCAATTCAACCTGCTTGTTCTTCGTATCCTCGTCAGCCAAGTCTAATGCCAGCACTGCTTGGAGTTGTTTCACAGCAAGTTCAGCCTCACGAATACGCAATTCAGCAGAATCCCTTTGATTCTTCATCTGCATCTCTATGCCCTTGCGCGTATATTCAGCCTCAAGGGTTTGTCTCTCCAAATCGAGCTTTGCAGCGTCAATCTGAGCCTTAGCTTGGGTCTTTTCCCTCTCAACCTGAGCAAGCATCTGAGCGACCTCTGCTTGTGCGTCGGGAGCCGGTGGCTGAGGCTGCGATAGCGCGGCATTGACCTCTGGCGTAATCTCATTAATGAACTCTCCAGCGTCCTTAAACCCTGCTGCCTCAATGAACTTTGCCAATGTATTACGGTATTGACCAATGGAAACAAGCGGATTAGCCGCTCCGTATCCCTTAATAATCTCTTCTTGCTTGGACATAATCATCTGCAACATGGTCAACTTCTGATCCCTGTCCCCCGATCCAAGACCAACATTCACAGATATATCGTATTGATTAGACCAAGTTCTCGGGTCAAAGCTCACATACTCGCCCCTCATACGGACGATTCTCGGCTTCTCCTGATACTTTGTCATTAAGTGCAGAATCCCCTTAAACAAGCTCTTTACGCCTGTTTCAGCAAAGATTCGAGCAATCATCTCCAGCTTGCCAGAGTTAGACTTCATCATCGCAGCTACAGCAGCAGCCGTGACATTCGACAACACATCTGGGTCTAAGCCTTGTTGCGCGTCATTTACGCCTGTGCGTTTAGCCTGAACATTGTCCAGATACTCCAGCATCGGCATAGCCTGACCAAACACGCTAGGAACCTGAAGAGGCTGCAACGCATTAGCCGACTTCATACGGATCACACCGCCCGGAGTAGCATTCAATAGGTCATCCAAGTTCACCTGACCATCTACAGCGCCAATACGAGCGTTATTCGTTAGATACATGTTGTCTAGAGATTGACGGGTAATCGTCGACTTCTCTAGCTGAATATCCATAACACGATCAGCCAATGACTGACCAAAGAACTTATGAGGGATAGGAATAGGGCAAATCGAGTGGAACGGGACATAATCGCATTCCTCATCTTCTAGGATTTCAGAACCACAATACACAATCCGACGCATCTCTGCGATACCATCCTCGTCCTCATCAATGCGGATATAGCACTCGTACACCTCTACAGTCTGCATTGAGAAGTCTAGCGAGTTGTTCTGATCTGGCTGCTCACCCTCTGGGAACCTTGCCACTCTTTCTTCAGAAAACTCTAAATCGTTGTAAGTCGGTAAGTTATCAACAATCTCTTTGTCATAGCCCATAGCTATCAAGTCGCTACGAGGCATTAGGCGACGATGAGCTACAAACGTAGCATCCTCAATCGTTCTAGCACTCTTAGAGATTAGAAACTCTTCAGGCGGGATATTCTCAATCTTTACGCAACCATAGTCCTCTTTACGCTGGACATAAACTTCATAACTCGTCCGCTGGACTACATTGCCAAACATATCCACATCTTCTTCAATCTCTGTTTCTTGCTTGACAACTTCAAGAGACTGATCCGATAGGAGTAGAGCTAATTCATCTTCAGTAAGATTCTCGTAAGATTCTTTAGTGACGTTCTGTCGCTCATCCCAATAAGACTTAACTACACCGACCTTCTGAAGCAGCGCATCCTTGAACCAGTTGTGCAGAATCAGGAGTCCATCGTTCTCACGATAGAACACCCAATTACAGTAGTCAGTAGCTTGTTTAGCGGAATTCTCGTCGCCCGGAGACTTAGGCTCAAAGTAGACAATGTCCTCAGTCGTAGTAAAGACTCGGATAAGTTGAGGCAGAGCGCCATCGATAGCCTCTGCGACCTCACCTGTGACGATCTGGGAACGGCCTTCAATCTCGTTGCCGTAAGGATTACGAAGATAGTATTCCAGAGCCTTCTGACGCTGCTCTGTGGTCTCTGTGTCCAGATAACCAATAGCGTTATCTATCTCATTCTCAAGGATACCCTTGATAGTGCCTGAATCGAGCATAACAGCCCCTTTGGGTAATTTTGCTCATTATACAACCCAACTTACATTATTTGGCAACGGTTTCGACCATGAATCTGTGCCTTCGTCAAGAGTTATCGCCAAGTAACGAAATGCATCTGCGCCATGAGATGCCCAATCATGCAAAGGTTTATCGTAGTAAACATTTTGCTTTTCGTTAAATTCCCGACGATAGTTCCTCAAGGCATCCAATCCTGCCTTAGTCTCCTTATCAAACCAGCATCTAGGTAACAGCCTTCTGACAGCCTGAATCCCATCTGCCACCGATAATCTAGGAGCTACCCTAATATCTAGACCAGCTTCCATTAAGACTTCTTTCCTAGACTTACCAGTGCCTAGTTCTCTTACCTCAACGTCGTGCGGCAAGAACTGCTCGAACCCTTGATAGTTGTTCTCTCGCAACCATCGTACATAGTAGTCCAGACCGACTCCGTGGGCTTCGTGATAGTCCAAGAGCCTAACCTCTTTGCCAGCCAGTTGACCCACCCATAGACTCGTAGAATCAGATATGCCCAAATCCCAAGCAACAAAAGACCTGCAAATATCATCCCGGTCAATAGTGGTGATACGGCCTTTTTCCTCAAGCTCATTAATGATTGACCCATAATAAGCCCCCTCTACCGCTGCGTTAAACGAGCACTCAAACTCTTGCTGGTACTTGTCCTCACCCATCTCCCTACGAGCAGCATTTAACTCTTGCTCTGGGATAATTCCTGTCTGACTAGCCCGAAACTCTAATAGCCTCCAGCCTTCCTCCTTTTCAGCCCTATCTCTTAGCTCACTGAAATGATTGCGACCTTTTGGAGTACCAATAAACAAAGCCCACCCGAGCCTATCAGCAAGAGCAGGACGGATAATCTCGTTCCAAATCTTAGGGTTCTGATCCCCCACCTCGTCAAAACAAACTCCGTCGTAGTACTGACCCCTAAGGCTATCAGGATTGTCAGACCCGTATAAACTAATGCGACGCCCCCAAAAATCAACGCGTAGCTCAGATATGTTAGCAATAGCACCAAGAGGCCTTGTGTATTCTAGTAAGTAGTCCCAAGCAATCCGCTTTGCTTGTCCATAGGTAGGAGCGATATACGCAAATCGAGGGTTTGTCTTTTCGCATTGTATTGCACATTTGATAAGATGATTAACAGCAGCAACAGTTTTGCCAAATCTTCGATGCATGACTCCAACAACAAATCGATGCGCATCTAAAGCTTCATGCAACTCTAATTGATGCTTTCTAGGCTTATATGGAATGACTATTTCGCTCAAGAAATACCTCCGTTATCTCTTATGTACTTAGCAATTGACTCAAAAACACTTGGATCAAAACAATCGCTTTTAATCCTATTTGCTTTCCATGAGATAACTTTCACATTTCCCTTTACATAGCCTTTTTCTGGGTTGATTTTGTCTAATGTTGGTGTTGCTTCAACCTTAGTTCCAAAACCTTTGGTAGTTAGTTTTATGCCCAAAACAGGACAAAACTCAGGTATTTCGCAATCAGATGGTTCAATGTCGAATGGTAATTGTGCTCGTCTAGCTCTACCACGAGCCTCTATCCACATGGTTCTTGCTGGATCTCTGTAATAACGTTTTTTACGCCATTCGACCCAGTGTTCTCCAGCAGCATATTGTCTTACGCAAATTTTGCAATAAGACTGGAATCCAGTTATAGATCTTGAGTTTTTGTAAAATTCTTGTGGCAGTTTATATTCTTTGCATTTGCCACAATGATGCTTCTCAACGCCATCAACACAAACTATTCTTTGCCTTCTATCCATCAGACACCTCCTGATGAATATTATAATACTAATTTACAAAATATTCAAAATATTACTTCTGCCATGTAATGACATGTTGTTGAGCCTCACCATCTGCGCCCGTAACCTCAGTCCTAGCCAAGTCAGGCACAGTCTTCTTCAATAGGATGTCCGCAGCCTTTATCTGGCTGTTAGTCATCTCTATTTCTCCATTAACGTGCTTTATTAGTCGGTCTAAGATAACTCCTGCTCTTATCTTTTCCTTCCAACTTTCCGTTAATGTAACTTTTTTCTTTCTTGCCGCCATAAGTTGTTGTTTTGCAATAAGTTTTTAGGACATACTATTATCCGTAAAACACTTCATACATATCCGGTCTGTTAGCCTGTAACCACGCTTTAGGCTCCTCCAGACATTTCTCAAAGTCCATTCCTACTGTCTGGCTCCCTGCATGATGAACATAAGCTCTACTCACAA